ATCAGCCTGGGACGCTCCGTGCCATGCGTTGGAGTTCTGGTTCATTTTGTCGATGATGTCCTGTTGCCAGTCAGTAAACCCCCCGACGCCGGACGCGGAGTTTCCGGGGGTGGTGCCGGAAGATCCAGAAGAAGAGGACGGCTTTTTTGCGGAGGTTGAGCCTACATAATTGTTGCCGTACACCTCCTTTGTCACATCTGCAACCTGAACCGCCTGCCCCTGCTGCTGACGCAAAGCGTTTGCGGCGTTGTTTGCCGCAGCCATACCGGCCTTGTCACCAGCGGCCTGGGCCGCCGCATAGTCTTTTTTGTAATCGTCAATCGTCTTTGCCATAAATTCCGCCTCCTTATGGCGTTGGATTTTCCAGCTTAGAAATGCGCTGGTCGTATTCCTCAAGTGTACCGTTGATGGTGGTAATGTCCCCGGCCAATTCGTCAACCCGTTCCGCCAAAGAATTTAGCCGGTTTTGGACGGATACCACAGCGTTGGAGAGAAGAACCATGTCACCTCGAACGCCGTCAATCTGCGCTTGCAGTCCTTCCGCGCTGCTGTCTGTCTCGCTGATCTGCTTCCTGTTTTTGGACAGTGTAAAGTCTATGTCCTCCATGGTCTTGTACAGGTAATCGGTGATCCTTTGAAAGGAGCCGGACACATCATTGGGGTTCAGCTCCGGCGGCTTTGTGCTGAGTATATCCATGGCTATACCTCACTTCCCGTGTCGAACTCGCGCACAAGCGACTTGACCACACAGCGGCCCTCGCCGGACAAACGGATTTGGAAAGTATCGCAGCGGCCCGGAAGAAACGTAACATGGGCCGTCCGAACCCGCTGACCGTGTACGGTGGAAAGCGTTTTCCACGGGCCAAGATCCTCCTTGATCTCCGCTTTGATCCATGCGCCCGGCGCCAGTTCTATCCGCATTAACAGCCTGGAATAGCCTTTCCTGCTGTGCGTGTTTTCTTCCATCGGGTAAAAGGTGGCGGACCATTTGATTCGTTTCCCATCCTGGTCCGGCTGGCCCATTTTATATAGGGTTTTCCCATCTTCGCTGAGAAAAAGAAGCTCCCCTTCCAGCGTGGCAAACTCAAGAACGTGGGTATCGTCCTCTTTGAGCCAGATATTGCGGAGAGTGTCCAGCGTCCAGAGGCCCCATTCTTTGGTCTCGGCATCCTGCATAGAAATATAGTAGCGCTGCCCATCACTTGCGGCACTGGCGGAGCCGTAGCGCCGCGTTCCGAAGTTTTCCGACACCAGATACGGAACACCGCCATTGTAGGCGTACACGCCCTCAGCGCCTTTGTAGTAAAGCACCTCGTTTATGACCTGGGCGCTCCTCATGCTGCCGTTCTGAATCCCTTGGATGGTGTAAGTGTAGATTGCGTAGTCCTTTGGGGAGGTGCCAATGACCTTGTGGAGTTTATCTTCCTTGAAAAACAGCACATTGGAGCCATACTCCACGCAGCCGGTAAAAGGGCCATCCGTGCCAACGGCAACGGCGTAGGAGTCGGTGGAAAGGCCGTCGTAGTTGTACCAGGTGAACGGGTCACCCAGGGCGGATGCCCAAATGGTGGTATCGTCAGCGCCCCAAACCCGGTTGTTGGACGCGCAGATGATCTTGAGGTCAGGAACCCTCCGCTCAATGGTGAGCTCCGTGGAGCTGTCCCCAGCGGTAAAGCTGTCATTGTAGAACGTGAGGGTGTTCCCCTCAACCTTCCGTATCACGATCTCTTTGTTGTTGGCTTCGATAGATGCCCCAGCGATCTCGACCGCCTGGTTCTCTTTGAACAGCTCCTCCAGTTTGATGGTGGTTTCCTCTTCCTCGGCGGCGGGATCTGCGCCGCCTTCTTCTCCCTCTTCATCTTTGCCAGTTACCACCGTAAACTCCTGGACGGTTAGGGTGTTCCCGGTGAAGGTGGCCTTGCCGGCCGGGACCTTGACCTTTTTCCAAAGAGAAGAAAACTCGTCCGCCTCAGAGTCGTAGCAGACCATATCAGGCCAGATTACAATTTTGGTGTTGATGCTGACGATTTGCTTTTCTCCCTCGGTAACAGTGCCTTTCTCAACGCCGTCGTACAAAAACTTTGTACCGTCCACTACACAAAGTTTTCCTTTACCAAAAACGGCGGTAGCCGCTGCATAACTGCCGGCTTCCGCCCGTTCCATGCGCTGAGAGAGCGCAGGATATTGTCTGGCGGAGAGATTCATGCTCTCCGCCAGTTCTCCATCACTGCCGCCACGGCCATATCTGATCCCGCCGAACTGGATGATCTTCTGTTGATATTTGCCGCCCTCATAGGGCATATAGGGGAGTCCCTTCACGCTGGATCAGTCTCCTTTCAGGGAAAGTAGCCGTGAAAATCGCCGTTGGAAGCCGGCATATGATTGTTCCGGTAATGGCAGGCGTAAATATCAAGCAGGCTGTTGAACGCCGCCATGCTGTTGTTGTAATTCCCGTACTCACGGAGCGAAAATTCCATTTTTGCCATGAGATACAGGTCATAAAGTCCGTCATAGGGGGAGGAGACAAGCAAAGGCTTGTCTCCGTCCTCCGGCCATTCCTTGGGCGGTTCATCCGGCATGGTATCATGCTCACTTTTCTGCACAATTTCTCTCCAGATTCGCCCGTCCAGCTCAATAAGCCATCTGGCCTTGTCCTGGTCGTCGATGTTGACAACCGGCTTGATCCGCTCCACACGCTCGATTACTTCATTGATGGTGGGCATAAGAACCGTCCTTTCTTCACGCGATTGTGAATCAGCCCTCCAGGGGAGCGGGGGTGTACTCGGTCATGAGCCGCACCATGCCGTCGTAGTTCTTGTCCTGCCACAGCTTGCACAGGTCGGTATACAGAGCCTGCCTCCGGTCGTTCATGGCGGTCCAGGCCTGGGCAAAGGCGTCCTCGCCAACGCTCTTCTCCCAGTTGTGCAGGGCGGTCCAGTCGGGGATGTACAGGTCGGGGATACCGGTCACGGAGTCAACGACACGGCCCTGGCGGATGTTGTTGAGTACCTTGGAAGCGGCCACACCCAGGTCGGAGACGCCGTTATCCTCCCGATCCATAGCAGCGCGGGCGTAGATAGCTACGACAAGATGATTGAGATTCATGATTTTTTCTCCTTTCATTTATCGGCGGCGGCGCCGCCGTTGATGATGGTTTCTGCCTGCTCCTGCGTGATATAGCCCTTGGGCACCATGCCCAACACGTCAAAGGCGGTCAGGCGGCCCAATACAAATTGAATACGGATAAACTCATACACTGGGAGTCACCCCCATCTGAGAGAGCTGGAGCAGTTCAAGCGCGGTCAAGCGCTCCTCAAGAGTGGGAGGCTGTACCACCTGCGCTTTTCCCGCCTCCTCTGCCTTCCAGGACTCCCAAGCCTCGATGTCAGGCTCGATCTCCACCGGGTCGGTGCTGATAACGCGAACAAAGCCGTTGTACTGGAGATATATGGCTTCTTGCTCCGCAGTCAGCGGCAGAAGGCCGGGCGCAGGGGTGGATTGGTTGGACAGGGTTACAGGGTTGATGTACATGATGGGCCTCCATTCTTAGCCGATGGCAAAGTAATAATATCTGTAGTTTAGTTCGTTCAGCTGGTCACTAACTTTTCCTTTGCTATACCAATTAATTGTTTTTCCGTCAGCAGATTTTTTTGCATAGCTATAATTATTGTATGTGGTATCATAAAATCCAATATTCTCTTGATACTCCGTGTTTAGAATTGTGCAGTCAAGGGGGTTACACCCTACATGATACAAATCGTAAAAGTATTTAACTTCTGGATTTTTTGCCATAGTCATAAACAACAACTTAGGTGCAAACTCAAACGTCAAGCTATTCGGATTGCTTTCTCCGTAAGTGCCCGTACCAACGTAGGAGCCGGTGGAGATTTTGGTGCCGCTTGAAACAACTGCTCTGATTGCAGCGGGGTAAGTGTCAAATACATCCCCAACCGATTGCCCCGCTTCTTCAAGCGCAGCCTTTATTTCGGCTTTGGTCGTTTTCAGTTTTGCCAGTTTATTTGCAATCGTTCCCATTAAATGACCTCCCCATTAATTGCATCAAGCACAGGGCCGATGTCTCCCACATTTGCAAGGGCAGCGTTAAAATCGGCTTCTGTCCCGCTCCATCCGCCTTCGACTGCCACCTGATATGGGGACTTACCATCTTGGCCATCTTGGCCATCACGGCCATTTTTCCCGTTTGCACCGGCCGGACCAACAACTCTGCCAAGGATAAGCTCATTGTAATTCGGCATTAAATCACTTCCCCATTTAAAGAGTCCAAAGAATCGGAGATGCTTTTCAAAAAAGTTGAAAGCAAAGTGCTGTAACCGTCAATTTTTGTGGTGGAAGGAACGGTTATACCGTTGCTTGTCATTGTAGATTTTAGGCTGGTTTTTGCCTTATTCAGCCTGTCAACTTGAGACTGTATGCTCATAAAACCACCCCATTAAATAGCGGCAAGAGCGGTTTCAACACTGCTGCTCAAGGAAACCGTTCCGCCTGTAGTATATCCGGCCGGGATCGTCGCGCTTGTAGCCGTAAGCCCATCGATTGTTTTTGAAATTGCTCCGTTATTTGCCATGGTTCCCTCAACAGACCCTGTGCTAGTAACAATGACCTTTCCGTCCAGCACATCCCCGGCGGCTGCTGTAACAGGAGTCGTGTCCTTGTATTTGGCAGGAATGGCGGCCACAATAACGGATTTTAATACCTTTCCAGTTGTGGCGTTTACGGTTTGACTGGACGTTGTTGGAGTAGCGCTTTTTGTTTCGGTGACAATGCTTACTGCTCCAGTTCCGTCATGATATCCTTCCGGTATTGTAAAACTCGTTGATGTAGGGCTCAGAGTTTTGGAAACAGAACCGTTATTGACCATTGTTCCTTCAACTTCCAAACCTCCGGCGTATGCTGTTTTCCCATCCAGAATGTTTGAGGCAACGGCAGTTGCATCTTCCGTACTGATAAATTCATCCGGGATTGGATTTACAGTAACTTTGCTCAAAACTTTTCCCGTGGTAGGAGCAATGTTCTGAGTGGATTTAGTCGGCGTTGCTGTTTTGGTCTCCGTCGTGATGGACACTTTCCCTGTCCCGGAATGATAGCCCTTCGGAATCGTATAGGACGTTGTAGTGGTGTTCAGCGTCTTGGAAACAGCGCCATTGTTTGCCATAGTTCCCGCTGTGAGTGTCCCATCACTTGTGACAATATTTTTGTTTGCCAAAACATCGGCCGCTGTGGCAGTCACGCTGGAAACGTCCTGATACTGAACTGGAATAGCACCAACAGTTACATCAGACAGCCCATAATATCCAGAGTCAGGCGTAACGTTTTGCTGCTGTTTGGTGGGCGTTACCTGTTTGCTTTGCAGCTGAAATCTTTCACTGCCATCTGTTGCAGAAACAGTGCCAGATCCGTTGTGGTATCCTTTAGGGATGGTATATGTATCTCCGGCCTGAACGGTTGCGGATATTGCTCCTTTATTTTCGATAGCGTCAAAAGCAGCAGAAAGTTCATCGATCTTTGCTGTTCCCTGGGCAATGCCAAGTTCAACAGCTTTGTTCCGAAGCGTGTTTCTGGCACTTTCAATGCGGGTTATTTCAGTTTGGATGCTCATTCTGGTTCCTCCCTAAATAGACTCAAGAAGGCTTTGTATATTTCCAACAGCTGTAAAAACGGCGGCAGCTGTAATTGGTTTGTCGTTGTCAGCTTCCACCTGGTCTGCCGTGTCTACTGACAAAGTATTTGTCTCCTCATCCAGTTTTAGGCCCGATCCGATTGTATATTCTCCTCCACCGGAACCGACAACTTTTCCAAGATTGATTTCCTGCCCATCAACCAAGGAATAGACCAGCTCGCCGTTTTCATTGATCTTCAACGGAGGAGGAGAATCACCTGTATAGGTTATAATCAAATCGCCGTTTTCGTCGATGTGAGTGCCCCACAGGCCATTTGCTTCAATGCCGCTTTCTCCTTCTGCTTTGACTCCGGTATCAACAAAAGAACCGGATGCAGAATCCCATACAAACCAAGTTTTTTTGTCTTTGTCAACATAAGGGTATTTTTTAACTGATTCAGCAGCATCTTCAGCGCTTTCTTTTGCTGCCTCTTCTGAATCCTTTGCATCTTCGGCCGATTTTTTTGATTCGGACGAATAATATTTTGAATTGTCTGTGTCCTCGCCCTCACGAGTGCCGGTTCCGCCAACAGCCCACGACTTTGCTTCGGTCGCAATTTTTTTAACAGACTCTTCTGTTTTCCCAAGCGCTTCCAGAATCTGTTGCGTTTGACTCGGCGTAGGCTCCGCAGGCTTGTAGTAGCTGTCAGACTGTTCCACATAAAGGTGGTCAGAAACGGACATAGCTACTTTATGAACCCCGTCAACCTCATTGTATCCCTCAATAGTGAAAGAACACCATCCAGGCAATGCCATAGGCTCTGCTGGTATAGTGGTATCATAAATAAGCGGGTCAGCGGGGGCAGAATCAGTTTCAAATAAAATAACGGACACGGGATTTTCCCCGTTAACGTCTCTCCATACAATGCGCTTTCCGTAGCCGCGCCACGAATCGTCACAGGTGATATGCAGCGTCGCCACATTGCCCTCGCCCATGACGCCCGCATTTTTGCTGTCCTTTTGGACAAACTGTCCGTTGATTTCTACATTGATATTTCTTGCCACGATATCACCTCTTTTTATGCAAAACGGGAGGGCAGGGCCTACGCCCGCCCTCCCGTAATGGTGGTTAAAGATCGATTCCAAGGCTCCGGCTGGTCCTTTCAAACTCGTCCTGGAGCTTTTCGCTGTTCATGGCAGCCTTTTCCCGCTGTTCCTCGGCGTGTTTCAGCACTTCAGCAACAGCAGGAGGGACCATAACGGTCTCGCCACGCTTGATGATGCAGGCGTGTCCGTTTACGCACACAAACACATCATCGGTGTATCTACCGCTGTCCCGGAACAGTTTCACCGGAACAAGATTGATGTCCACCGCAGAAGCGGTCTTGCTCACGTTTGCCATGTTCATTCCCTCCTCACAGGTCAGGCGGCGTCGTGGTCGTTGAAGGTGGAGGTGGTCTCAATGCGGACCATGTACTGATCTACCAGGATCTCGGCGGTCTTGATGGCCTTCCAGCCGGCGGTGGCACGCTGGTTCAGGGGGTCGGCAGTACCGGAGGAACCCAGCTGCTTTACAATAAACTCCAGGCCGCCGCCGGAGACCTCGGTCACGCCGTAAGCGTCGGCGCCCATGACCAGGGTGGAGTACACGTCGCGGTCGCCGGAGCCGCTAGAAGTGTTCTTAGCGGCATTGTCCCAGCGCATGGCCTCGGTGGTCTCCACGAAGCGGATGTTGGCGATCTTTCCAATCTCGCCGGAGTAGATGTTCTCGGTATCCACATACTGGTGGGGATACTTCCACTCGGGGTCGTCGGTCAGGTCAAAGGCCACGTCGGGGTGGATGATGCCGACGTAGGTGCCGTTGATCAGAGGAGCGTTCTGCTTCTTCAGGGTTCGGGCGGCCATCTTCAGGGCCCGGACGGTCAGGTAGTTGTTCTTCTCGGGGTCGGTGTCACCGCCCACCAGATTGGCGCGGGAGTCCACGTTGCCCTCGCCATACTGGACATTAGTTCCGGCGTTTAGGATATCTCGGGTGATGGTGTCCAGGGTAAGGCCGGCCTGATTGGCAAGCAGCTTCTGAGCCTGTACCAGGTTGTCGTCAATGGCGGTCATTTTCAGCACATCGGAGATGGTGATGTAGTCGCCGTACTGCTTGACGGTGGCGGTGATGGTGGTCACATTCAGCTTCTTGCCGTCTGGGGTGACACCTTCGGTCAGAGGCGTGGTGGCCTTGGTCAGGGGAGTGTACTTGCGGAACTCGATGGTCTTGCCGCGGCCCTGGGGGATGGGGCGCTTCTGGCCGAACTGATCATGCACCAACAGGGGCTGTGCCATGTCGATCAGGTGCATATCATAGTAGGTCTTCATTTCGGCGGTCAGCTCGGTCGTGGTGTTGGTGTTGGGCTGGCCGTCAAACAGCCGCAGGTTAGCGGCATGGATGCTGGTGATATCAGCGAACATTTTTGTCTCCCTTCCGGGGAGACTCACTGAAAGGTGATGGTCTCCCCACGTTCTGCACGGCGCGCCCATTCGTCGCGCTGTGCCTTGGTAGAGTTCTTCAGGTCCACGCTCAGGGGGACACCGGCCTGGGACCCGCCCACCTCCGTGGGTCTCATGCCCTTCGACCGGATGTTGTCCGTAACCTCTTTCGTGGTCTTCTGCTTGGTAGCCTGCGTCAAGGACTGCTTGATCTCTTCCAGGTGGGCCGCCTCATAGGCATTTCGCACGGAAGAACCGGCGCGAAGCATAGCGCTGAAGGCGGGGTTCGCAAGCTCGACCTCAATGTTGAAGTCGGGGTAGTCCTTCTTGAGCTCTTCGACCTGCCCGTTCCATACCTCCATCTGGCGCTGGGCCATCTGGTTCTGGATGCTCTGTCGCTGGGCAGCACGCAGGCGCTCATTTTCAGCCTGAAGGCGCTGGCGCTCCAGCTCGGAGTCCTGGACTTTCTGGAACTGCTCCACGGTAAGGCCGGCGGCCTCGGCAGCCTCGGCCCAAATGGCACGGTCAGACCTGATAGCGCTGCTCAGTTTTCCCATGTCGCCGTCGGAGATGTTGTACCGCCTGGACAGCAAGTCAATGATGGGCTGATAGCTGTCCAAGCGCTCCTGGGTCGCCTTGGCATCCTTGAAGCGTGCGTTGAACTGGCGCTGGAACTCCTTGGTGTAGGCGTCCTTGTACTTGCCCCGGATCATCTTCTGGAACTCGGCCTGAATCTGTTCCGGGGTCTTGGTTGCTTCCTGCCCGGCGTCAGCAGGGGTGGTGTTGTTATCGCCCGGGTTGGAGGGGTCCTGGTTGGCAATCGCCTGGTCCGGTGCCCCGTCCTGACTGGTAGTTGCAATCGCGCCGCCATCACCAGCAGCAGCCGCACCCGCGGCGCCGCCGCCATCGAAAAGGCGAAGGTTTGCGGCGTGGACAAAAGAGATGACCATATTTCTTACTCCTTCCCGCAGGATCTCGGCTCCTGTGCGGCCGTTTCCTCGCCCCGGTAGGGGGTGGCCCGGCGGTGTGGATCTGCGAGCACCGCCGGGCCGGTTGGGTGGTGAAAGAGAAAACCGGTAAACGAGGAGGGAGCCACATGGCTCACCAATATGCTATCTGACGCATTGAAAAAAGGGGACGATAGTATAGATATTTTTTTACGCCGCCCCTGTCCACTGAATAGACACCTGCTCCGGGCAGGCCATGGAAATCTGCATCAGGCCGATGCAGACCAGCCGCCACACCTCAGCCATGGTCTGATCCCCCCGCATACGGAACCCGCAGGAGCCATCCTCAATCCATCGCTCATAAAGCCGGTGGACGTGGCCTGCGCCCGCGTCCATGATGTATGTGCCCAAGGCCTCTACCAGCGCGGAAATGCCGGCGCAGGCCTCCGGGCTGCCCGTGGCGTGCCCCTCGATCTCAAGGGAAAGTTCCTCTCCGTTGATCTCACACCAAATTGAAGTCATGATAAATCCCCCTTACACCATGTTTTGTGCCACCTGATTTGCCACCGGCGTGGCGTTGGCGGTCAATGCCTCCTGCTGGCCCTTTCCCATGGTATCCTGCCGGCCGCCGGAGCCCTGCTGCTGCCCTTGGCCGCCTGACTGAGCCGCGGCCTGCCCATTAAGTCTCACAGACGCGCCCTGCAAGAGAGTTGCCATCTGCTGCATCTGAGCGTTCATCTGGTTCAGCACATTCAGCAGCGTTCCGCCCTGCATGACCTTCTCCAGCACTTTGTCCTTTCCCTCAAAGTCCATCATGTCCAGGGCAATCATGGCCTCCTGGGCCCGCTGCGGGTTGAAGAACCCCATGTTGTACAGGTCTGCCGCCCGCTGGTTCTCCACCTCACGGGAGACGGCGGAGCGCTTCTGCGCCGTGATCTTGATATCAAAGACCGGCTGCCGGCTGATGGGCTGGCCGTAAGCGTCGTATACCATGCCGCCGCCCATCTGCTGGTTGCTCCAGCTGACATATTCAGCCTGCCCGTTTGGTGCCGTTATGCGGTAGTACCTGGGTTCGTCGTAAAACTGAATCATCAGCTTTACCACCTGCTTATCCAGGCGCACATAGGCCCGGTAGCTGCCCGAGATCATGTCCCGGCTGCCTTTGTTGCCGGCCTCCTGGAGGGCGGCACCGGAAGAGCCGGAAGTCACGTCCCGGTTGCCGCTGGTCTCCTTCATCTCGTCGATCTTCAGCTGCATGATGGAAACGGAGTTGCCGTCCACCGGGTCCACGTCGATTTTCCGCAGGTTGTTGTCGTCCACGCTTCCGGCCACATGGACCAGAGGCTTATTCTGGTCCAGGTACTCTTCCTCGTTGACCGATCCGTTCTCCTTCACGAACCAACGGGGATTGGTGGCAAGCCCGGTCTGCCGCAGGATATTTCCACTCAGCTTGTCGATGTACTGCTGAGGATCCCGGCAAATAGCCACGAACCCAAATCCGAAGGGCGTGCCCTCTTCCTGGTACAGGGTGTCGAAGATGAAGGGATACTCTCCGTGATCATACCAGCCCCTGGTCTGCATCTGAGGCTCGTTCTCCGTGGCATACAGCGGGTCATGGACGCCATACACGAATTTGCAGTAATGCAGCACCTTCCGGGTTCCGTCTGCCTTTTTGTAATACCAGTCAACCACAACGGACTGGTTGGACCGGTCCACATCGCCTTTGTTGCGGTACTCGGCCATGGTGAATGTGGTGGAGGTCAGCTTGCCCTTCAGCTGAGGATAGTTCTCCTCAAGGGTGTCGTTGTACTCCCAGCCGACAGAGAAAACGTGGCGGCTTTTCTGGATATCGTCCACCCCAGGCTCCCAGTACAGGTTAAGCGGGTCAATCTTCCGAATGTCGATCTCGCCCAGTCCGTTTTCCTTGGAGGAGTCCCACACGGGGCTGTAAATGGCTGTGCCGTGAATCAGCTTGCGCCACCAGTTATCGCTATAGGTCTGCTCGAAGTCGTTGATATCCAGCACCACCGGTAGCACGTCTGAGAGGATCTTGGCGTCCTGCTCGTCGCTCTGCTCCCGGGGGTAGATATTGGGCTGTGGGTAGTTGTCCATGGCGTCAGCGTGTTTATTGGCAAGCGTGTTGAAGAGCCAGCCGCTAGTGGGCTCCGGGCGGGCCCCGGTCTTCTGCTCCCTGATCACCGCCCAGTGCTGGAGCTTGTACCAGCGCTCGTCCTCAATGATGCGGGCTTCCAGCTGTGCCTTGGCGTTTTTGTACTTCTGGAGCGTGTCCATGGCCTGCCGTACCTGTTCCGGCCCTATGGCCTTCTCCATGCCCATGGCACGGCTCAATGCGCCCTGAAGGCCTCCTGCGGCCGTGCTGTTGGCCGTCACCACGTCCTTTTCCTGCCCTGGTGTCTGGTTCATTCCATTCATCGTCTATCGCCTCCTAAATGCGGGAATAGTCATACCGGCCATACTCCGGTGTCTCTCTCTGCTGGTTCAGCGGGTCTTGGTTCAGGGGATCCCACACCATCACACGCCGGCGGGCGGGCGGCGGGGCGCTGATCGGGTTCTCCATGCACACATACCGCAGTTCGTCGTAGATGTGGTCCTCGCCGTCGGTGTCCACGTCCTCAACGTCGGTCTCGTCGTATACTAGGTTGGGCAGCGTGCGGATAAAGTGCTTGCAGGTGTTGAACACATACAGCATGGGAATGCCGTTATCATCAAAGGCCAGCCGGTGGTGGACCTGCATAAGCCCGGCCATGCGGTCGTGGTCTCCGTGGTCCCAAAAGACGCCCTGCCGCTCCATGAGGGCGGCCACAGACTCCGTGCCCGCATCGTTGAAAATTGCCGGGTCAGCCACGCCGCGGACGCGCCGCCCCTTCAGGTTGGGGTCCTCGTTCTCAATGCGGCGTATCTCCTGGGCCACCCGAGCGGGCTCCCAGCGCACTCCGGCATTGGGCTTGCCCGTGCAGCCGTACAGTTCCCGGATGCGGTACAGGCGGCCGTCGTGGTCCGCCGCATACCATCCGACAGAGAAGGGACGGGAATAGCCCCAGTCGAACCCTCTCCAGATCTTCCAGGTGTCAGGTACTCGGAATGGAGCAATGACATGGGTGCTCACGCGGTCCTGATAGCGCGCAGGGTCGTTTTGCCATTCCGTAAATACCTGCCCCTCAAATGTATCCCAATCTCCGTACAGAAGCGCGTCGCGCTCCGCAGGGGACATGATCGACAGGTTATCCAGGTAATGCGGGTCATTCTCCAGCAATCGCTTGTTGTCAAACACCGATGCCCGGACGCACACCCGAGACCGGAAGCGCGGCTCCTGGTGGCCGTCAGGGAAGCGAACCACCGTGGCCTCCCATATGGTGCTGCCCGGCGGCCCGGCGGTGATGAATCGCTGCTTTACCCATCCGTGGCCCACGCCGCCTGGGTTGGCCGTTGACCTCATGTACACCTTTGTCCCCGGGCCATTAGGGCGATTCCGAGAAAATAGGTAGGAATACTCGTCCCATGTGAAGTGTGTGAGCTCGTCAAATCCTACAAAATCAAACGCACGGCCTTGGTATTTGATGCGGTCTTTGGTGTGCTGCATGGATCCGAACAGGATTCGGGCGCCGGAAGGGAAGCGCCAGCTGTGGGACGATGCGTTGTATTTGGCCCGCGGGTATGCCTTCGGGTAGTAGTTCAGGCTCTTTTCTATGAGCTCTTCCAGCTCTGGGTAGGTTTTGCGGACGATGAGCCCTTTGTAATGCGGCACATTGACCTGCCGCAAGGCCTCAATGACAAGGGCCTCGCTCTTGCCGCCGCCAGCGGCGCCGCCGTAGAGGCCCTCATACTCGCCCCGGCGCATAAATGCCAGCTGCTTCGGCTGTGGTGTCCAGATCGTCTTAGCCATCAGCGCCCACCGCCTCCGCCATCGTTTGGGCCACCAGGTCGGCCGGCGGCTCCGGTTCCTCCATCTGCCCGCCGATCTCGATAATGCCTGTCTCGCTGTCCTCACCGTTCAGCACAGGTTCAGGCTTGTATCTCCACTTCCCATCGCGGTCCCGGTTGGATAGCCACCACTTCTGAGCCTCGGTGTCAGCTGGGACATGGACCTCATCCTCAACAGCCACAAGCTCCTCTGTTTCGCTGATCTTCTTGCCGGTCTCAGGGTCATATTCAATGCGCTTTACCTTGTAGTGCTTCTTGACCTTCGCATTGTAGCCCAGCGCCTTTTTGTGCAGGGCGTTTTCAACCTCAATGTCGCAGACCTCGCGCCCGCGCGCTAAGGCCGCCGCCAGCGGTTCATATCGGTCCCTGTACTTCCTTATGGTGGAGTCCGCAATCCCCAGGTTATGGGCGATCTGTTCCAGCGTGAGCCCGTCTCTGGCCCATGCCTCAATCAGGTCAAGTTTTGGCTCAACGTGTGACTCATACTTTGACTTTGCCATATCTTCCGGTCTCACCTCCTGGACTTTGTTGCTCTCTTTCAAAATTCTACCGTCATAGCATTAAAAAAGGGACGAGAGCCGATTTTCGGCCCTTCGTCCCCGTCCTATACGGTAGTCTTATCTTACATACATACCCCCATGGTATACGCTCCCCTCTATCTCCTATCCCCCCTACCCCCCTTTCCTCTTCCTCCCCTCACGGAAGGGAAGGGGGTCACACCTCTGTGATCTTGTACCCATGCTCCAGCATCATCTTGTATTTCATGCGGTACTTATCGGTTTTCATGCCCTTCGCATCCTCAATGACTGATGCCTCTTTGCAGATGCGCCCGTCTTTGCAAAAAACAAATCCTCCCAGTTCTCCGAGTTCGCCTTTGTATGGCGGCCTATGCCCAGGCATTTTTGAATACTCTGCTATGCTGTGAAACATATTGCTCTTTTCTGCCTCAAAGAGTTCTTCTTCACTGGATTTGACCTCAACAAGGGTGTTGTACACAAAGTCAGCTTTGTATGTAATCGGCCGCACAGCTTCACCGTCGGCGGCCACATAACCCTCCTGAAGGGTGAATGTCTGCTGCAATCTCAGGTCATGGATTGCGCCGGCCTCATAGAGCATCCGAAGATGGTCATACCGGCGGGCCTCCCGCAGGCTGTCAAATGTCCTGATCTCCCCGTTTGGCATAGTGCGGGTTGCCTTCTCGTTGTGATACTTGGACTGCTTCACGGCCTTCTGCTGGAGCAGCTTTTCAAGGGCCTGCTTCTGCGCCTCTGGCCCCAGGCGGTTGATATCAATTCCCATCGGTTTTCCTTTCTCCTCGGCTGCAAAAATCCTCCGGTCCCATCGGCGGAGCATCCCATCCGTTATCAGGGTTCCCGCAGGCTCCCCAGTCCGTGTAATGCACGCACTCCCGGCAGCGGACCACCGGCGCAACATCGGCGGCTAGTAGCTCTTCCACAATCTCCTCAATTTCCGGGCTGGAAAGCGTTAGGTTTTGATAAACCACTGTACACCCGTCAGAACCGTTGTTCTCAGGATCAACCGGATAAATACGGTCGATCAGGTCTTGCGCTTTTATGTACTTATCCATCTTCTTCATCCTCTCTGCTGGCCGCTATGGCATCAAACATGGCGTCCGCTTGGATGTGAGCCGCAAGCTCCACCTTGTCGCAGCATCCGGCGTGGAAATAGGCCGTGTATGCAGCTCCGTTCTCCAGCTTTGCCACAAACGCCCCGCTTACCACTTTTTCACTCATAAGCACCCTGACGGTATCTTCGAGCCATTCCGTCAGTTGCTTGTTTTCAAAGTTCATCACTCATCCCCCCACATTTCCTCGTCATAGTTCTCCCACACCGGGCAAGTCCCATCATCCACCCGGCTGCCAAAGAACACGCTTTCGGCGTTAGTGCAAACACCGTGCTCATTGCGGTGCTGGCAGGTGTTACAGGTCTTTTCCATGCTGATCTCCTTTTATGGCAGCCTCAGCGGCTTCACGAGACGGAAACATAGTTTTCCCGAGTTCCTTCATAACCCACGAAAAGCAGCCACTCGAAATAATTTTTTCACGCCAAACTCTAAACAGAACTCCATCGTAGTCTTTTGGCATCACCACACACCGCCTGTCCCGGTCCGCCTCCACCAGCTCCCGCAGGCGGTCCATGCTCATGTCTCCAACAATGTCATAAATTGTTGCAAGCTGAGCGCAAATATCTTCAATGTAAACCGTATCACCAATCTCGTTGATACACTTCGGAAGTGCTGAATTTTTCTCTTTGCAGTTCCATTCAACCAACCGCTCCACGCTTATTTCTCCTTCTGCGGCATCATTGGCGGATACGGATTTATATAGTTTGCAAACATCTGCTCTTTCAACTTGATTTCAAGCTGTTGCAATGCCGCGTCCCTCTCCCTCTCCGCCTTTTCGGCCCTGGCCTCCGCCGCCTCTGCGCGGGCAAGCAGATCGGTGATGGCTGTGGCGGCATTAAGCACATCTTGTCTACTGCATAATGTTACAAATGTACTTCCAGTTTCGTTTGCTTTGTATCTTTTTTCAAGACGATCTGCCAATTCCTTGTAGCCCATGCTCAATCCTCCTCTGCTGGCTGGCAACAAAATTCTCCGGATTCAATGCGATCACAGAGAATGTCTGTGACGTCGTTTCCATAGTCCAACTCTTCCAGGCTATACCCATCGCCGCAGCGCAAAATTTCCGGCGTGTATCCCCGGCTTTCAAACCATTTATCAACTTGCTTTATCAGCTTTGATGCTTCTGCGTGGAGTTTTGCCCCTCTGTGCATCTTACGCCGGATGTATTCTGGCACTTTCACCTCAAAACCCCCATCCTCTTCTCCAGCTCGGCCTAGGCTTCCTCTGTCAGCGGGCGGCCACAATCAGGGCAAAAATTAAACATAGGAGAATAAGATTCGTGATTTTTGCAGTTCCCGCATTTGCTTGTTTCGTTAAATTTGCAAAAGTAGCACTTACCGTTGCATTTAATACACGGCTCCCACGCCTCCCGGTCGATGTGGACGGGCGGGTAGGCGTAGGCCACCCAGTCTTTTTCGTAGTCCTCAATCTTCGCAATGTCCTCAACTTCGCTCCCGGGCCACCACACATAGGCAAACGGGTCTTTCTCCCTGATCTCTACTTCGCACCAGCCATCACAGCGGATTCCGGTTTTCCCGATCACCTTGACCCACACCGGCTGACCGTCCATTTTCCGCAACTGCTCAATGGTGAGCGCCTCACCGGTCTGCTTGTTCCGCAGCACATCCGCCGCAATCCGGCAGGCTTCATTCACGGCCTCCAGAACCGCTTCGTCACCACGGAAGCCTCCGTAATATTCGATTTCATCCAGGGTTTCCCGGCTTGTCTCAGGGTCAAGAATCCGGGCCGCTTCTTCATGTGTCATCGACATTCACATCAACCTCCAGTTTCCTCGGCTCCCGCGCTATCCCCAGCAACGCCATCTGCGCGGGAGTCAGCAGCGGCGTAAGTGTTCAAAAACATATTCTCCTGTGCGGCGTGGGCTTCAAATCTCTCTTCCTGTGCTTTGAAATAGTACCGGTCTTTCTCGCACCCCACAAAATCCAAGCCGGCATCATATGCCGCTATACGGCTTGACCCGCTTCCCAAGTGGGTATCCAGGATTTTATTACCCGGCTTTGCATACCGGCTGAAAATCCAAGTGTACAATGCAACCGGCTTTTGGGTCGGGTGGATTCTTACTTCATTCAGTTTCTTGTTCCCCTGCATTATGTGCCCTTCCGAAATGCTTTTTCCCTGCATCATCCCGTTCCACATATACCGAAAAAGTCGAACACTATCATGGCAATTCGTCGCCGCTATCTCGCAGTCTGAAAAACTGCTTTCTCCGTTGCACTTGTCCCACACAATCCTGCCATGCGAGAACACAACATCGAAATAGTTGCATCCCCAAACTATGTATTTTTTGCTGACCCTCACAAGCTCAGCGAAATAATCAAAGCCAGGTACTTCCCAATCTGGCGAAACCAGATAATCTCTGTGGACTCCGATCTTGCTTTCTTTGCTCCCGTAATAACCCCTCTTTTCCGGGCCTGAGAAATACGGAGGATCAACCACAGCTAGGTCAAAAGCCTTGTCCGGCAATGTCCGCATGTATTCCATGCAGTCCATGTTGTATGCTACATTCATTACATTATCCCCCGCGCCGTGAAAGCCTCCTGCGCCTCTCGGTCGCCCAATAGGGCGCGCGTTTTCTCGTCAAGCATGGTTCATGACCTCCTCAATCCCCTGCATCACATACAGCGCATTGGGCAGGGCAATTCCGTTTCCCCACATTTTGTATTCCGCGCTGTCCGTGTGGAGTTTGTCATGCCACTTTTTCAGCCGTTCCGGCTTGCTCAGTATGGATGCGCTGACCTTCAGGCCGTTTATGATGCAGTAGGTTTTATATATCTCCCGCCACAAATCAACCTCTCGCTCGTCCGAAATGTCCAGCGGGTCAATATCGCCCCACCTGTCCGGGAACCCCTGGAGCCTTGCACACTCGGTCGGAGTCAGACGGCGGACGATGTAGCGGATAAAGACAATCGGCTGCTCATGGTTGCAGTTCAGACATGGAGCGCAGTTTTCGCACACTTCCGCATTTGCTTGCCCGTGGGCCATGAAAACCACCGTTGGAGATATGCCGTCATCCCGCGCCGTAATCTGCTGCCCTCCCTGGTCATCCAATACCACCGGAACAAACAGATATTGGTCGTTGTTCGTGGCAAGAGTTGCGCTTTTGTCCTCCTGGATCAGAGGGCCTTTTCCGCCGCCCTCGCAACCTGATCTGATTTTCATTGTGTACTGGACAATCGCATAACCATGTCCTCCGCCCTCTCCAGCATATATTTCAGGCCAAGGACCATCTGTAGAATATACTCTTCTGCTCTGAACGTCCCAAGGCGTCAAGCAGTTGTTATCACATACTCCAGCGCTTCCCGTAGCATCTGCGGAAGTTCCTTCCCACGGCGCTCTGCCCGCCGCAAAATGCCCTCGCAGGCCTTTGCGCTCAAATAGTACCTTTCCGGCACGTCTGCCTCTAAGATCGAGAACAAGGTAGATTCGACGGCGACGCTGGGGGACTCCCCAGTATTGAGCGTCGAAAGTTCTGTAAGCAATGCTCCATCCTGGACCCATCCAGCAATCGGCGTAGGCCCATCCGCCTTTCGGTACTCCAGGCACATCGGCTTCCGGCTCGACGATTTTGATGAGCGTTTGGAGGACGAGCCGGAAATCTTCGCCTTTGTTGGAGCTGAAGGCTCCGGGGACGTTTTCCCAAACAGCGAAAGTTGGATATAGTCCATTGGTGGCTTCCCTCATTTCTTGGATGATTCTTGCGGCTTCCATGAAAAGGCCGCTCCGGGTTGTCTCTTCGTCCCCATTCTCTTCGTGCTTGATGCCGGCGCGCTTACCGGCTATGCTCATATCCTGGCAAGGAGAACCGAAGGTAATCACGTCCACCGGCTCCAGGTCGCCTCCGTGTACCTTGGACACATCCCCCAGGTGTATCATGTTCTGGAACCTGCTCCTGGTTACTGCGATAGGGTACGGCTCCACCTCACTTGCATATACCGGCTCGATCCCGCACAGGGATGCCGCCAGCGGAAAACCTCCAGAGCCATCAAACAGGCTCATCATTTTCATCCCGTCCACCTCTCCTTCTCGTTGCACGTCCCGCCAACCTTCTGGCAAACTTCCCGCGAATTGCACCGCTGGCAGGGGCTTTCTTTTTTCTGCGGCTTTTTTGCGTCTGCTGAGTCCCAAGGTCTTACAGCGTGAGATATCCCATAAGGATCATTGGTTATCATTGATTGTGCCTCTCTCTTCCACTCGGAACACATAATTTTTGCTCGAGTTGTCCCTATCCCCAACAACAACAAATTTTTCGCACAGATCGGCGGGGGAGTAGACCTGCAGTCTCAGCTCCCATGCCTGACCAATCCGTTCTCCAAATTGGATTGCCAAAGCCGCGATTGCCCCATCTACCAGTTTTGACACATCCAGCGCCTGGAGCACCGCTTCTTCCCGCACACTGTTGACAATCTTGTGCATCCGCACAATCTCAATGTCGGCGTGATGCCGCTTTTCCCGTTCGTCGGCCAGCTCCTTTTCCAGGCGCTTGATCTTGTCCACGTTTCTCTCGGCTTTTTTCGGCATGATGATCTTTCCTCCTGTCATAGTCTCTGGTCAGATTCTGAGCAAGTGTGCATCCTTTCCACCCAGGGTTGCTCCCGCAGAATCTGTCACAATAATCAGCAAAGGCGGCAGCATTACGAAACTCAATGCGGCCGCCCTCGCAGTGTACAGTCCTGTCCCTGTCCCACTGGAAGAACGGGCACTCAAAAACCCTTGGCAAATTCTCCGCCTCCTCACTCCAGCAGTCTCCAGTTCTTTTTGTCCTTGGTGCAAAGGTAAAAGTCCCTGCTCCGCTCATAGATTTTGCTCCCCACGGACTCGTCAATGGAAAGCAGCTCCTCCACGTCTCGCTCGGTGCTGATGATGGTGATTTTCGTGGAGTCGTTGTACCGGCTGTTCAGGATTTCAAAGGCCAGATTCACGTCCCCGGTGGTGGGCTGCTGTCCTTTCCCAGTCTTGAACAGATCGTCGATGTACAGGCACCGGACACGTTTCAGCGGGTCCACCAGTCTCTGGTATTCCTGCTCGTCATTGACCACGGCCTTTGCCTGGACAGACATATCCCTCCAGAGCGCATAGCGCGTTTCTACGCCCTTTTCCATCAAGCCCCCACAGAGAGCCGTGCATAGGTGCGTTTTCCCTGTGCCGGGCCGCCCAGCGGCCAACAGCCACCCTTGCGGGTTATCCAGGAAGCGCAAAACCAAGTCGCGGGCTTTTTTCTGCCACGGCTCCACGGTCTGCCAGGTATCCAGCGTGTAGCGTTTCAGCAGGTCAGACAGGCCGCTTTTCTCGATGCGCTCCCGGTTCCGGCGGATCACCATACACCGGCACTCCTCCAGGTAGTTCCGGCCCTGGTCGTCTACCCGGTGGAAGTAACCCCGGTTCAGGCAGTTCGGACAATCATAGCCGGTCAGCTTCCCGGGATCCTGGTTGCACCTGTCCGCCCGCCAGCGGGCCAACTCAATCGGCGTCATCGAGAGCAGATTTTGCCCGGAAACCCCGGAAAGAGCCATCCGCAGCTTTTCCGGCAGGTTGAGCGTTTCCAGCGCCATTCTGTTTCGCCTCCTCTCTCTTTGCCTCCAGCGCGTCCCAGTCAGCAATGCACCTGACGCCCTGAGAGGCTTTGTTCTGCAAAACCCGGCGGACATAGTTCCAGCTGGCCGCCCGGGCATTGAGCGCCGCGTCAATGGCCCTGATACAGCACTCGGCGCCCATGAGTTTATAAAAGCCTTTCAGCTCGTCCATGCTGGACGGGGAGGGGGTGGGGTCGATGCGGTTCATGTAGGCATTCGTAACGGCGGCAAGATTGGGGTCGCAGTCGTCGCGCGCAATATGACCTTGTCCTTGACCTTGTCCTTGTCCTTGTCCTTGACCTTGACCTTGACCTTGACCATAGCTTTTTTCGGTTCCATCAAAACCGAATGGGTTTTTTGGGTTTTCTGAAAAGCCATTCTCTTTTACGGGTTTAGGAGGTCGCCCACCCTTTTTCCCGTTCTCTCGATTGGCTGCTGTGATTGCTGCCTGAGCCTCTAAAGACTCGTCAATGTCCCGGCGAATTGCAGGCCACACAAACCGTTCATTCCCGTTGAATACTGGCTCCTCTCTTGACTCACGATATTTCATCATGGCCCTCACCAGGCGCCCCACTTCACCGTCACTGTACGGCTCGAAATAGCTGCTGTAACTCAGCCAAAGTTTGACGAACTCTTTTTTCTCTGTTTTCTCTGCCACAGGCATCACCTCCTGTGAATCTTTTTGTGGCAAGAAACACAAAGCGTGATACCGTTGTTGATATCGAATCTCAGTTCTGGATAATGTGCATAGGATTTTTTGTGATGGGCGTTCAACTTGACGCCTCTTGCACCACACAGTTGACAAGTGTAGTTGTCACGCTCATAAACAGAAGTTCTCCATGCCTTGTACTCGGAGCTTCTTCTTCCTTCCGCAGATAATCGGATTTCCTTATCCAATTCCGGGCGCAGTTCGTTAAAAAGCGCAAACGCCTTTTTAGACAACTTGCTTTGATCAAAAGAAAAGTTCAGGGAATATCTGCAAATGGCATCCATTAAACACACAAAATCATTCTTGCTCAACTTCTTCGCCGATTCGTAGTACTCCAGATAAAAAGTAAATTGATTTCTCCCCATTTAATCACCGCCGTGTTTTTCTTCCCTGTGCTGGTGTAAAAAAACGTACTGGCTGTTCGGCCCCATCTGCTGATAAAGCCAGTCAAGTGCCTGTTCCTGGCTCAGATGGTTGGCGGCAGCCCGGACCTCATAGGCAAACTCGCCCTTCTCCATCTTGGCCCGTGCGCGGGCCTCCAGCTCTTCCCGTGTATGGTTGGCCTCAATCATGTACAGGTCATAGCCTGGAGCCTCTATGCCGTCCAAGGTGGCCGTGTCTGTGGCGTAGAATAGACGTTCCCGTCGCTCATGCTCCGGGGTAAATATCATGTGATACCCGCAGTTCGGAACGTCGTGGACAAGCCGCTGGGGGCGGAGTGAAAGAGAAGGTCCGTACATGAGAAAGGCCGGAAGGTCGGGATTGTACACATCAATGACCCGCTTATCCACTCCAGCCTCCAGAAGGGGACCAACCATCCACTCGCAGCAGCCCCACCGAAGGGTGGGGCGCTCCTTGTGGAGCGCCCGCACCGTCCGGGGATTGAAATGGTCAGCTAAGAATGAATATGGGTCAAAAGAACAAGTTTTAACTTCTTGAAATAGGGGAAAATTTTCTTGTGCGGCACACCAATGTCAATTAAGATTTCATCGTTAATCAATACGGCGTTTCCCTTGCTCCCTGTTGCAACGACCTCATAATTCATTTCTGCATCACCTCGCGTTCAAAGCGCCAGATATACCCTCCGGCCGTCTTTCGAATTTGTCCCTTTTCATTAAATGGCGTTCGATTTGCCACTTGTAAAATGTTTCTGGCGCAGATACCTGTTTTATTGTAAGCGGCTATCGCTGTCGGGAATGACGCTAAGACCTCGCCGCTTTTTTTTGAGATTTGAACCACGGAACGGGGTCTTATACTTTTGTTGTAGAAAATCATTCCGCGAAGCTGCTCAGGGTGCATTCCAATCGAATGAATGACATTGTGCGATCGTGAGCACCATTCGAGGTTTTCCGCTCTATTGTTCTGCTTATTGCCATCAATGTGATTTACTTCTGGAAGATTATCTGGATTTGGAATAAACGCCTCTGCAACAAGTCGATGTACCCTGACGGACTGTCGCTTCTTGCCTACCCTCTGCAATACAACGGAGAAATAATCTCCGTTCCGATTCACAAGACTTAAGATCTTCCCGTTCGAGGTCTGCTTAAAACTCTTTATCCGCCCCATGTTGCTTATCTGATAAACGCCCTCCCACCCAGGAATGTCTTTCCATATTTCCGCGTTGACCACCACGGCGTTTCCGGTGCTGCCGGTGGCGATCACATCAAAGGTCATTCAGGTTCACCTGATCTTCATCGGAAGTGGAGTCGTGGGGGATGTCTGCGATTTCTTCAGCTCCATCAGTCTCCATGGCAGACGGCAAAGAGATTTCCGCCGCATCCACATAGTCCTCGCTTTCAATCACTGTGTCCTGCTCAAAGGCGGTCTGGAGGTCAATGGACATGATGCCCCACTTGCTGATAAGCTGCCGGAGCATGGTCTTGAAAGCCATAGCGTCAAAGTCCTTCTCCCAAAAGGTGTATCCCTTCTTGGCAGCATAGCCCTTGGAGTAGCGCAGGGCGTGGGCCTCCATCTTGTCCCGGCTCCAATAGATGGTCTTTCGGAATCCATTCATGTACTCGAAGGTGGCGAGATATCCAATACTGGCGGAGTTCTCCCGGGACAGCTCGTCAGGATTTAGGCTGATTTCCACTTCCTCAGTCAACGGGTCAAAGCGGATCAGCTCACCGGCCTTTACAGCAATGACGTTCAGGTGCTTGTAGTAGCCAGAGCGAAGAGCCAGCTGCACATAGCCCTTGTAACCAAGGACAAACTGAGCGTCGGTGGTTTCAGGCTTCAAAAGGTTTCCGCTGCGATCATACTTTGCCTTGTTCTTGAACGGGACCAGATAATACTGTCCCAGCTGGGGAGAAGGAGAGAGGCCAAGGGAATTACCGAGCAACGCACCGGCCAGAACGGTGGACGGCTCACACACCTGCAACGCGGGATTCACGGCGACGGCGGAGGTGATGGCCGCAATAAACCGGTTGGCCTCCTTCGGGTCCCGGATAGACCGGTTGACCATGGCCTTGTACTTTTCGGTGGTGATGGCAACGGAAAAGCTGGGGCGCTTTGCCTGCGTCTGAAGCTGGTTACTCATAGCGGATCCCCTCCTGATTCATGAATTCTTTCAGCCGCTTCAACTGGGCTTTCGTAGCCCGGACGGTAAAGGAGCACTTGTATACCTTTTCGTCCTCCTGCTGGGGGACCGGAGAGGCCACAGGCGGCTCCAACACGGTGTGCGGTGCAACGGCCTCAACTTTCTGCACGGCTGCGGCCTGGGCTTCCTGGGCGGCTCTGCGGGCCTCTGCTTCCTGCCGCTCTTCCTCAATGCGCTGGTGGCGGTCCTGCACGATGCCAATGGCCCGTCCCATGTCCAGGCACTGGCGATACTCGGCCATGATCTCATCCGCGTCCTCCATCTTGGATATGGTGTTGACGGCCTGGGCCACGCCGACGACAAAAGCGGCGATCTGCTCCCGGAGTTTGGCGTGGGACTTCTGCCGGGCGGTGGCAAGGTCGATCTTGATTCCGGCCCGCTCATACTCCAACCACTCCACGCGCTCGGCAACGGAAATCTCGTAAAAGTATTCACGCATTTTGGCTTCACAATCGGCCTTGATACCGTCCTCAACAGCAGTAATTTTTCCTTTAAGGTCAGAGTCAGCTTTTTTGAAAATATCTGCAATGCACTCCTTGTATACCTTCTCAAACGCCTCATAGGGACCCATGATATCCATCTTAACGGCCTTGCGCTGTTCCTCCAGGTCTTTAAAGGTCTTGTTCAGGTCGGCACGGACGGCCCGGACCTGGGCCAGTGTTTCATCGTTGCACACCAGCGCCATGGCGGCGGCAGTCTGGTCAATGACCGCCTCTTTCATTGAGCGCAAGCGCTCCTCAATCACCGGGAGCTGCACCACCTGGATCAGGTTGGTGTTGGAAAGCTGCTCACTCATAGACTCCATCCTCCTTCAGTTCGTCAAACTCTGCGATGCAATCAGGGCAGATATTGACCCCAGAATAGCTGAGCATATGGTCGTGGGCCTTGCCGCAGCAGGCGCAAAACGCCTCGTTCCGTTTCAGAACGATCTTGTCATTCGCCACGCCGATGTCCAGCCGCATACCGGGTTTCAGACCAAGGGAGCGGCGAATTTCCATAGGAATCACAATGCGGACCAGTTCGTCAATGGGCCTGCTCATACCGGTTCTTCTCATGGGTTTACTCTTCCTCCTCGTTTTTGCAGTCGGGGCAGATGGTTTCGTCCCCGTACAGTTCAGCGCCGCACAGGCAGTACCCGGTGGGTGGCTCTTCCTGCGGGTCGCGCAGGGGGTTGGCTCGGATCATACAATCAGCTTCCCGCAGTAAGGGCAGTAGGTCCAGCCGTTCTCATAGGGCCCGTCTGCCTCAAACTGGTTCAAAGCGCCGCAGGCCGAACACTGGTAGATGTTGTGGTCACTGTCCACCAGCGTATAGTGGGAATTGATGGACTCTTCCATGGTTTACTCCTTTCCGGCGGCTTTCACGCCGCCAATGCGATACTTGTTGGTGTAGCGCCGACGCTGGCAATGGGCGAAGGTGTCCTTCTCAGACCCGGTAATAATCTTGGTCAGCTCATAGGCCTGCCCCAGCTTTTCGGCGCAAGGGCGGCAGAGAGGAACGATCTTCACTTAAAAACCCCCATTTCTACGGCGGCCACCAGGGCCAAAACCAGGCCCCAAAAGGCTACCGCCGTCCACTTCAGCCGATCCAATTCGGCAGCCCCAGGGCCATCAGGCCAACCACGATCATCAGCACGGCGGACTGGATGCACTCACGCCGCCACATCTTGCGCTCTTCTCTGGTCATGATTCCACCTCACAAAGAACAGGACTTGGCCGGACGGCGTCCGGTAATTGGGCAAACCTCGTTTGCAGCCAAACACCTACGGCAAAAATCTTTATGCGTGTCCTTCGGGTAGTTGGTTGTGGGATTCACAATAGGCTTGTGATATCCGGGCTGATGATTAGTTTTCTTATTTTCTTTGTTCATGATCTCAACTCCTTATCATTTCCTCCAGCCGCCAGACGGTCGCCAGAGGCATACGCACGGTGCTGTCAGCGGCCAGCAGGCGGCCAACGGTCTCCAGCCGGATTCCAAGGTCGGCGGCAATGGCCTTGTTGCTTAGGCTGTGGCGGTTCTTATAGACCGCCAGCCGGTCGGCCATGTCACGGGCCTGATCGGCCCTCTTGGCCGCCTCACGCTGGGCAGGGGTCAAGGTGACTCTCGGCATAAATCACGCCTCCCTTCCTCTGTTCCTGTGATGAACAGCCAGCGCAGGTGCTTGCACGGACCTTGTCGGCCCCGGAACACGCACCGGCGCTTGTGTATGTACCGGTCGTTCATGTACTTTTCATGCAGCGCACACCAGGCGGTGGCGTTGGGCGGACGGCGGCTCATTCGCAGCTCTCCTCTTTGCCGATGCTGTCCAGGATTTCTTCAACGGAGCACCCGTACAGCTTCGCCAGCTTCTTGTGATACTTGCGGGAAGGCCGCGTCTCTCCGCTTTCCCACTTGCTTACGGCCGCCTGGTCTACATCCAGCTTCTTTGCCACGTCGATCTGGCGCAGCCCAGCCAGGACGCGGCGTTCCTTCAAGGTCAAAACAATCCCTCCTTGCACACATATGAGTAATCATTGACTGCGACGGGCGGCGTTGTTACAATGGAATCGCCCGGGCGGAAAGGGGGTGGTCGCCATGGAGTCCTTCTTCACCGGCGCCATAACTCCTATCCTGGGTCTCAGGTAACTTCCCGGACAGCGGGCCGAACAGCGGCCCCGTTCTCACACGAAGCCGGGAAGCCGTGCCAAGCGCCGTTTCACCCTCGGCGGCAACACGGTTGAGACAAGGTGTGGCGGGTGCCGGGGCGCGGGTGACGCCCCGGCTACTCAATTTTGGGGGCAAACCAAAGAAAGGACGCCCGCCGCAGTCATTTGCCAAACCTCACAAATATGAGTAATCATGATTGACAACTCACAAAAGCGTTGATACAATGAGCTTGCCGGAACACTGTAAAAGCCGCTCTATGAGGGGCCGGTCTTTTGCACTCATTTTGCAAGGGGCAAGCATATGATATCTCATGTTTTATACTTTTTCAATACAAAAACTCAATTTTTATACTTTTTGTGTAATTGTACAAAATATAAGGTGAAATTATGGATATAACGCTGGATAGGATTTTGTCTCTGTTGCCCAAAAAGCCTGACGGAAAATATGTTCATGGCTCAAAAAAACAGTTTGCTGAATCATTAGGGCTATCTCATAATTTGGTGACGATGTGGGAAAAGGGGCAGAGTCAGTCATATCATGGATATCTTTACGAAATCTCTGAAAAGTACAACGTTTCAGTTGCATGGTTAAAAGGTGAAACTGATATAAAAGAAAAAACCGTCCCCATAAACGGGGACGGGACAAGCGACTGGACGAGTGTGCTTACCAGGGACGAGTTAGAGCGGATATCCGCTGCAATGGCAGAGATGAACGAAGAAGGCCGGGAGCGTGCGGTTGAGATGGTAGAGGATCTGGCCGCCGGCGGTCGCTTTAAAAAACCTGGTCAGGCTGCAATGGGCAAAGAAGCGTAAAGAAAAGGGGCTGTAATATGAAATTTCTTCTTTATAAATTCAGCCAATCTCCTATTGTTACGTTTGTAACGGTAGTTTGTACAGTTTTTATACTGTTTTTTGTTGGGCTTAATTTAAACATAATTGCGTCTATCATTCTTTCATTACTTTTATTTTGTGTAATTTTTGTTCCAATGGTTTCAGTTTTATATCCTTTTATTTTTATAGGATACAGCATTGCATCAATATTTATTGTTCGCGGAAACTCACATATATGCAGCGTTATTCTTGTAACTATATTGGCGCTAAACGTAGCAAGATTTGGATATATGCTTGTGTTTGCAATAAAGAATCCTCAATTATCCAGAGACTATGACGCATATTTACGTATGAAGTAAATATGTTTTTCAAAAAGCAATGTAGTTTTTCTGCGGTTCAGGCTTATGCAGATCAATTTAATTAGCACTTCTTCATCCTTGCCCTTTTTCATAATTGTAAATTTCCATGCTTTTTGCAATGTGCCAATCGCAGCGTAAATCCACACGAATTGCGCCATCAAAAGATATATCTATTTCAGGGGTGATTACATGGAAGAAAACAGTGTGGAACTGCTGTCAAGAATTTTGAATGAAGCAAAAGAGGAAATATACAACAAAGAGAAAAAAACGCCAAAAAAGAAAAAGTCAAAACTGTTGGTTGTATTCCTTGTAATATCGATATTTTTGTTTGCTGATTGCATATTCCTTTTGATTTCAAATTGGGTGGACCACGAAAACCTACAGAGCCAGGTAGAAACCTTGCAAAAAAGATACCAAACCGCATCAAGCGCCAGAGACAAATATATGGAGCAGGCGGAAGCGGCGGAAGACGAATTGGCTATTGTAAAGCTGGAAAATTTAGACGCGAAATTAGAGCTGGAATTTTGGGAAGAAAATGCAGTTTTTGTAACAGAAAGCGGATGGAAGTACCATCGAAAAGATTGCCAGTATGTAAATTGGGAAAAATTTTGGATATACAATGTAGAAAATGCCATTTACAAAGGGTATAGTCCGTGCTCTGTTTGCAATCCTCCAGTGAGGTGATTTTGTGAAAAACAAAAGATTGAAATACAAAATAGGGATTATATTGATTGTTGTGGAGGTTATTGCATATATTTCTTCGCTGAGCGGATACGGAATTGGGTATATAAACTCTTTTTCCGATGGTGATATTTTAGGCGGAATGGCTGATTTTGTAGGGTTTAACTTAATTGGGGCGATTGGAATAGTTCTTGTTTTGACAAGTGGTAGGAAAAATGAAAAAGCTGACTAACCCAACACCGGTTAAGCTGCCGTCCGGCTCCTGGCGGTGTCAAGTGATGGTGAACGGCCAGCGGGTAAGCGTGGTGGACCAGGACCCGGCGGTTGCCCACGCCAAGGCGCTGGCCCTCAAGGCCGGGTTGATCGAGTCGGAGCGGAAAGAGCGGAAGATCACCCTGGCCGATGCAATCCAGGCTTACACAGAGGCCGGGAGCGGCGCTCTGTCGCCCTCAACGGTCCGTGGGTATGATTGTGTGAGGAGGAACCGTTTCCCCGGCCTGATGGGCTGTGACGTGCATACAATCACCCGTCTGGACGCTCAGAGGGCGGTGTCGGAGGAGTCCAAGAAAGTGTCCCCCAAAACAGTGGCAAACGCCTGGGGGCTGGTGAGCACGGTTTTGAAGGACTACGGCGTGGAGATTACGGGCGTGAAACTGCCGCAAAAAATAAAGAAAAAGCGCACCTATTTGTCTGCGGAGGAGATCGCCAAGCTGATCGACGCGGCGGTGGGGGACCCGTGTGAGCTGCCCATAGTCATGGCCGTCTGGCTGGGCCTGCGCCGGTCTGAGATATGCGGCCTGTGCTGGGACTGTGTGGACATGGAAAAGGGCACCGTGACCGTCAGGCGGACGCTTGTGCCGGACAAGGATAACCAATGGGTATTGAAGGACGGAGCCAAGAACGAAGGTTCCCAGCGAACCGTGAAGTGCCCGGAGTACATCATGGGAAAACTGCGGGATAAGTACCGGGGGCAGACAGGGCGGGTGTTCCATGACCACCCGGACACCATCCGGCGCCACGTCCACGCCATCTGCAAGCGGGCCGGGATCTCGGATACCACCGTCCACGGCTTGCGCCACGCCAATGCCGCCGTCATGATTGCCCTAGGCGTTGTGGACAAGTACGCCATGGCCCGGAACGGCTGGACCAGCGATTACACATTCAAGCAGATTTATGGCTATGTGTTCCCGGAAGGGGCCAATGAGACGGACATCCTCATAAACTCCTACTTTGAAGAGAAACTAAATTTGCACACGGATTTACACACGGAAGATGCTGGTGCTTAGAGCCACAGCCGGTATAAAGAATTTTCTGCATTGTTCAAATCCCTCCTTCTGCGCCAACAAGCCGCAAGCGATTTCGCTTGCGGCTTGTTTTTTGTTTTTAAACAGTTTGCAGGGTGATCTGGACGCCGATGCCCCGCTCATCCAGGAACCAGAGCGCTCCGGTGAAGCTGCCGTCTGGCTGGGGAGAGAGGGCGGTGTAGGTTTGGCCGTCCCCCTCCTCATCCTGACGGACCAGGATACAGGCTGTGCCCTCTGCCAGAGGGATCTGATAGCTGCCGTCGGTGAGGGCCAGGGCCTCGGCCTCGGTCAGCGTGGCCTGGTCCAGAAGAGTCCCATTCTCATCCAGCTGGAAGAAGGTGCAGGACGCTGTCCGGGGAATCCGCTTTATGGCCAGTTCCACAGAGAGCACATCTTGCGTGGTACAGCCGTTGATGGTGGAGGTGTACTTGGTCTCCTGTTTAAGGGTGACGCCGTCACTCTGGTAAGAATAGCCTTTTGTGAGGTAGAGAGAGCCATCCGCCCGCTGATAGACCAGGCAGGCGGTCCAGCTGTAGCCCAGCCCACCGGGTGCAGGGGTGGTGGAGGGACCAAAGTACAGCGTGCCGGAGAGCTCTTCCGTGTTCCCCTGGTCCGTGATGTGCATATTGTGGACTGTGTCCGCCACACCGCTCTGGAAGGCCACTGTGGCGGAATAGGGGTCCTCGGGGTCGGTAGGGGGAAGAAACTCAAAGAACAGGGCGCAGCCCTCCAGATCGGTGAAGGCATATCTGCCGTCGCTCTGGCGTTGGGCATTCAGAATTTTTGTGTTCCCATAGGTCTCCCAGTCCTGGTCAAAATCATAATCAGCGGTGGGCCGGAGGACCATATAGTAGCCCACCCATCGGTCCTGTGCGGGATTTTGGGCCTCCGGCCGGGCCAGACTGACCGGCCGGAGGAGTACCAGCAGCAAAACAAGGGCGATCCCTACAGCGGGGATCAGAAACCGGCGGTCAGGGTGTCTCTTTGCCGTCATCATCCTCATCCTCCAATCGTCCGTCGAAGCGCAGGATATCCCCTACGTCGCAGTCCAGGTAGTAGCAGATCTTGTTGATGGTGTGGAAGCGCACGCCGTTAGCCTTGCCGGAGCGCAGAATGGACAGGTTGGCCTCGGTGATGCCAACCTTGGCGCACAGCTCCTTTGCGGTCATGTGGCGGTCTTTCAGAATTTCGCTTAGATGTACGGTAATGGCCATGGGAGCACCTCAGATGATGGACTGGTTGTCCTCCTGGAGCGCCTTTCCCTGCTGGAGGCAGCGGCACAGCAGGTAGAGGGCGGCGGCCAGCACCAGAGAGGACAGAGGGATATATACCTGAAAATCAGACTGGAGGGGAAAGGCCAGGAAGGTAAGCTGGAGCAGGTTTTTCAAAACGGTGAGCAGGGCGGACCACACCACCAGCTGCCGGCACCAGCGGGCCGTGAGGGTACACCATTCCACGGCCTCCTGGCTGAACAACCCCGCTTTCAGCACGGTACTGAGGGAGGCTGCCTGAGCCAGCACAAAGGCGGTGAACAGATCGGCCACCAGAGGCGGGATCACCAGGATGAACTGGAGGACCAATCCGCCCAGGACGGCGTCGTTCATACTGCTGGACAGCCCGAACAGCTCCGGGCCGGAGACACCGGCCAGAGCCTGGGCGGCCTGGATGCAGAAACCGCCGATCCGGCCCAAGGCGGCTCCAAAGGCTGCCAGCAGGGCGCAGGCCCACAGCAGGATACGCAGTGCCCCGGCCAGCCGGTCTGCCTCCTGATCCTCCAGCCGCCGCAGCACCCGCAGGACCAGCCAGGCCGCCAACAGGGAGAGGTAGACGCACAGGGACACATAGGGCCATATCTCGGGCAACTGCATGGGGAGCAGGGTGGGGTTGACGGAGAAAAACACCATGCAAAACCCCACTCCGCAGGCAGGCAGCAGCAGCCGGTCCTCCCAC